TAGAAAGCTCATTAGTTCCTCGTTTGGACGAGGGTTCGAATCCCTCCAGCTCCACTCAATTTCAAATAAAGCGCCTATAATCAATATATTATAAACGCTTTTTATTTTTAGGGATCAAAATAGGGGATGAATTTATTTTTCTGAAAGATCAAAGATCATATATTTCTAATATTTCAGCAAACCCACCACTCAAAGATTCTTTTACTATTTCGAGAGCATTAATTGCTTCCTTTTTAGACCCAAAAGTAGTAGGCGTATGTGTTTCCATGTTGTAATATTTGAAGCAATATTCTCTTTCTTCTTTTCCGGTTAAGTACATGACGTTGTTTGCACCTGTTTTCTTTATGATAAATTTTGTTTTCATAATTAATAAATTTAAAATGATTTTCTATCAAATATAGAAATTACTTTCTAATCTAAAAAGTGAAAAATAACTAATTCAAACCGTTGATTATAAACAATATATATAAACAAAACATAAGGGAAACGTCCGTCTGATCGTACTAAACATCAAATATGAAGTTCATTTAAATAAACCGTCTTCGAATTTTAAAAAATCCCCATCCGATAAAAAGACCTATTGCAGAATAACCTATTCCTTGTATGATTCTCTGCCAAAAATTAAGGCGATTTTCTATTTTAGTCTCTATAACGGGATAAGGTTGCCGAATTGTGTCATTTTTAAAAATACTATCCCGAATAATACGATCTCGATATAGGGTTCTATACTTATAAAGATAAATAGTGTCATTACGTATAGTGGTAAATATACTGTCATGTAAATAAATAGAATCTCTCAATAATTTATCTTTGTATTCTACTCGGGTATTTTCTACAGGGATATATACGGTTTTGGTTTTGCAACCTAATAATAATGCTGCAAACACTATAAATATAAAATATTTCATAGCTTAAACTTTAAATAAATACACTTTACCTTTATCAGCATTGTATACGTCCAAGTGCAGCCAAGAAACGCCATCCTCCAAACGAATAGGACAGGGCAGCAGAATTTGATTCTTTATGATCAATCTTCTCGCTTCCTCTGCCGTCATCCCTTCTATCGTCGCATCTATGGCCTTCCCGAAATTATGCGCAGACAAATAGAGTTTCCCGTTTTTTGTCTTATCCCTTACCAGTTGACAAATATTGCACCGAAGTCCTCTTTGGGTATAACCTCCTCCTGAAGCCCAATTATTAACAATCATCGGTTTGTTCAATATTTTCTCCCGGATTATATCGAGCGTCTCTATCAATTCCGAATCAATAAACATCCATGCCCGTTCTCCATATTTTTTATAAACTTCAGGACAAACAAGTTCTTGTATCTTAAAATATTTACTCTTTCTCATTTTATTATAGTTTTAATCATTTATTATTTTAGCTTCTTGGCAATCTTTTTCTTGCATTTGTGATATTTGCTGTAATTGATTTACGACATTGAGTATCGGTGTCTGATTATCTTGTTTATTAGATCCTGACCGAGCACTCTCTATATGATCAAGTAATTGTGTTAGTACCGGAATACTGCGTATCGTAGGTATTAATTCCATTATTCTTTCTATTGTTTTTTCTTGCATTTCCTCATAGGCTAACAATCTATCAAATCTTTTTAAAGCATTCTTTCTTGCAACTTCCTTTAATGCTCGTTCTGTTTCTTTTTCAACGATGGCCTTCTCTTTTTTGGCTTTCGAAATCCAACGAGAAATTGTAGATGCATTTTTACCAAAGTACTTTGCAATCTCATGCATATTGCGCCCTTGATTGTAAAACATATCGCAAGCCAGCGAAATATCTTCCTCTGAGTATTTTTTCTTCGGTATATTTTCTTTCTTTTTTCTCATGTTAATTTACTTTTGTTGCATCATTTGCTGCAATAATTGTTCGTCTGGTTGCACTTGTGCATTAATTCCTTGTTCTGATTGCATCTGTTGCTGCATTTCAGCCATTTCTTGCTTTTTCTTTTCAATAGATTGCAACAATCTATCAGCAAACGGGAATGCACCATTTTCAAGTAAATCTTCAATGCTTATTTGTCCTGCTCCAAAAAGCTGCATCAAAAATTCATTAGTCTGTTGGCGGAATGTAGGAGTACTCTGGCTCTCTGTAATGGTAAGGTCGAACTGAACGTTCCTAACCTTATCCGGATCAATATGCTTTGCTTCCTCAGAATAATCATTACCGGCAATGTTGATATATCTTTTGTCTCTGTAATATTGTTGTGTAACCTGCATTAATTTTGTATCCCTATCTTCTCGAAACGTATTATAAGATGCCAACAAATCGACAAGATTAAGAGCTGAATTTTGGGCTTCTTGAGCATAAAGAGAAGCAGCAGTGCCACTGCTCGCTTTTTTCCCTTGCATAGCTCCATGAACACCGGATATTTCTTCTAATAAGCGCATCTGTAAATTTAAAAGTTCATAAGCCCCAACATTTGTAGCATTAGTCGATATTTGTTGCGGTACAGGAACTCCCGGTTTGGGTTTAAACATAATTACGCCATTATACCTTGACCATTCATCGGCAATATCTTCTATCGTCATTCCGTCCGGTATTTGATCTTCCGGGAACAGTAATATTCCTTTGGCACTTGCTCCCATGATAAAATCTATCATAGTAATTAATCGATTGATGTATCGTTGCTGATCTATGACATCACCAACAAACGAATGTACTTCTCCGTCAATAAAAGGATATATACTTATTACATAAGGATGTGATTTGTGCCAATAGGGTGTTTCCATTTCCATTAAGACGTCCCCAAAAGGAGATAACCAACGTGCATACCAATACCTGTCGATAAACCATTCTGTTGTTATTAGCGGTATATCATTTAAGGGAATGCCTTGTGACGTGCCTTGTTCTATGCGACTTTGATTTATGGCTTTAATTTCCGAAAGATCTTCTATATCTATTTTATAATACTCTCCTTTCAATGGATCATGGCATTTGTAACGTTCTTTAGTTTCTTTTCTCCAAATCTCAATGACCCTACAAAGATTCGGGTCAGAGGGACAAAGAAAAGAAATATCATCAATCTGTTTTGATGTCAGAGTTTCATAAGATAGACGAATATAGTCAGGTAAAGCGGTCCTATAAATTTCCCTTAACTCTATCGCCCGATTACGATCATTACCGGCAAATTTGGAAATAAGATCACTGACAGACATATCATGTATTTCTCCTATCAGGTTGCAATCCCAATATCGGTAATCAGTCATCATATTATCAAAAAACAGTCGCCTGTTATCGACATCGAAAACAAAAGAATCTTCTTTATTTAATGCAGAGTTCCAACCATATTTTACCTTATGACAAACCAGACCGGATATTATGTATTTTTCGAATGTCCTACGGTCCATGTCCCACAGTCTATTAAGAGAATATAGATATTTCATTATGATAGACATCATTTCGCCAAGCTTCTGTTCGTCTCGATCAGATGCCACACAAACCGGTTCGGTTTGGTTAGAGGCAAATTGACCAACAACAGATTTTACCAATTGCCTGATCATATTATTCTTCAAAGGAACTTTTCCTTGTGATTTTATGTATTCTTCTTCGGTAATTGTCTTTCCTGTGGATGGGTCTTTCATTTTATCTCCCCATTGGTTACCATAAGTATAATTACGATTTCTGACCGTCTCTTTCCGAAACTTATCAAGCCCATCCCAAGCTCTCTGGGCTTCTAACACAATTAATGCAGTTTCGCTGTTTCGGATAGAATTGAATATTTCAGATCTATCATCTATTTTATATGGATTTAATCTCGACTTTGGAATTATCTTTTTCATTGGTTAAATTTTTTATTATAATATTCTTCAGATATATTATTTATTTGTTCTATTATATTGTCATATTCATTTTTCAACTCTTCATTATCAGGATCTTTCTTTAATAAAGATTGCACTTCTTGAATCATTGGCTGTATCATTAAAATCGGTTCATACAACTCAGCTTCTCTCAATACTTCATTTAATTTTTCTTCATCTCCTTTTGCCGAATATCCATCTCTTAGATACTTATATTCTTTAGCCTGATCAAGTAGCTTGTGATAAGTATTTTTCTCATCTCTATTGAGATAATATTTTATATCACCTCTCCAAAAACGGCCTAAAACAGGTATATCTTTTGAACTTTCGGCTTTCCCTCTTGATGTTGTTACGAATTTCTCGCAAAATTTACCAAGTCCGTAAGCATAGCTTTCAACCAAATGCTCAAGCATTGCCGGATTAAGATTTATTTCCCCTTTTTTAACCTCGTCTCCTCCACTCCAATTATTTAAGAATTGTGCAATGTTTACATAGGTAGGCCCTGTTCCGTTGTAAATACGCTGGTATGCTGGATTAAATTCGTTTATGTTGTCATTATAGATAGGTGACCCGAAGAAATTTCTGTTGTCATATATCTCTGCAAATGGCCTTATTTGTTGTGGAAGTACTGTTGACACAGCAAAATCTTTATCATTTGCTATATCAAATATCGGATCGACAACAAAATCCGGTAACCATTCGCTTGCTCCGGCATTGGCCACATCTATAACTAATGCCGTCGGATCAAATCCGGGATCACCTCCTCTAAGTACCATTTCCGCCATACACACTCCTAATGTACGAGAGGGTGTGAATGCAGGAGGTACAGGTATGGCTACAAGTTCGTCATTTACCAAGAAACAATAATTGGAATATCGCGTATAAGGAGTTATGGAAAAATATTTTTCCACGTATTTATCCCGATCATCATCACCTAATAGTAACCATGGTAATACAGTTTCTGCAAATCCTATAGCCGTATTTACTGATTTTACAATAGCCCATTTAATAGGATGCGTTTTTATCATTTGTATCTGCATCCGGTTAGACTGTCTGCCGGCATTCCAAAATAATTGATAAAATCCAAAACCTTTTGCCCATGATCCTCTTTTATCGAAATTGACGGTTACTTCTTTCGCATCCCATATAGATCGAGAAATCGACCTTTTTGCATGTTTACGAGACGTTATATAAGTAGCTATACGGGCTCTAAGTTCTATCTGTTTAGTTAACATGTCAATATTTTCAGAAGCCCAATCTACTACTTTAGAACCCACCAAAATAGCATTATTCCCTTCTTTATTTGCTTTTTTTATTTCTTTATATAGCTCTTTTCTTTTCTGCTCATATCCCGGGAGCATGTTATATGCCGTTTCACCTCCGTATTTGAAAAACTCATCAACATATTTGTCTATTTCCGTATCTCCCTTTTTGCCGTTTAGTCTTCTTCTTATGGCTGCTCCAAGCTCCGGATTGAAATAATAACTTTCGAATGTTCGGGTGTATTTCAGCCCTTCTTTAATCATTAGATTAGCACTTGCTTCCTGATAGTCTCTGACAATATTGGAAATAACAAATTCAGGACTATAAGTAGTCATAAGTTTTGCCATTCTCCTGTTGATTCTTCCTCCCCATTTCATAATAGAGTCTAAAAACCAGCCATAAGATTTGGCGACATTCAGGTTATTTATTGATTGCGCTATTCGGGGGTCTGTAAAATAAACAGTCACATAATCTCCATTTTCAAGGAATGTAACAGCATGTTCTAACGATTGACGCTTATTTATTTCTATATCCAAATCCAACCCTTTTCGTTTACGTATGGCTGTCTTGGCTTTCAACTCTTCATCTGTCGGTACAAATATGAGCTTATCATTTACTATTTTTACATAGGGAACATACTCTATTATATTACCTTTCTCATTTCTTATAGGCGTAAAGTATTCGGTCTGTATATGATATAGATCAGGCATAGGATATTTACGTAACATATTAAGCAATGTATTACGCCATCTGTTTTGTTCTTGAGACATTATGCTTCCGTAAACATCTTGCAATAATTGAGGCAGAGGATCTCTTGCTACATTTTCATGGCCCTCAACAGCCTTTAATGCAGATATATTCTTAACTTTTTTATTATTGTATTCGTTTATATCATCTGCTTCTACATCAGAAGTTCCCTTTAATGGCAAATAGTATTCATAACGAGGTTTAAGCGAGTTATATTGATCTTTAGTTATTATACCTCTTGACAATAAAGCTTCAGGACGGTTGAATGTATTCAATACTAATTCATATTGCTCTTGTTTTATCTCTCCGGCATCCAAGCGTTTTTTTGCCAGTTCTTTCATGGTAACGCCATAAGTAAGCTCTTCGAACATATCACGGCTTATCATCCCGGTTTGATAGTCATTATACAATTTATATTGAGATATTTTGCGTATATTATTCCAAAATTCATTTACCAAATCATTACCTAATATATTTTCAGATCTTTCTACAAAATCTTCCATAGATATAAGGTTGTTTTCTTTAGCAAAGTCCTTGACTTCATCATAGGTCATTGTTTCGAAATTTGCCGGGAACTTAAATTCCGGATATTCATGTGCAAGAATCTCTTTGTATGTTCCGGTTTGTCCGGCATAATCTTTTTTCTCCGCTAATTGTATTGCAGCAAATAAAGCTTGTCGGTCATCTTTGATCTTAGGATCATTTTGAGCTTTTTTAATTTCTCTATCAGTAATAACCTTTTGTCTGTCGATAATTGTACGAACAGAAGGATAGTACTTCATCATAAAATCATCATTGTTAAACTTTTTGCGGATTTTTGCCAAAGTATTTATAAGAGGTTGTTCATATTCTACCTGAAAGCGGTTACTTCGGTCTTGTGCTCTTGAAAAAGAAGCATTTTCTGCATAATAAGCATTAAGAGAATCATCAATCGATCCGTATGTATCGATTATTGTTTTTTGTAGATTATGCAGATCATTCATATTATCGAACAATCCTTTATATACATTCTCCATTTTACGTTTATCGAAATATCTGAGTTTTTTTCTTCCATATCCAACGGCTTGTATAGCATTACGGTTAAGAGTGTTATAGCTGATGTTTCGATAAATGTCTTTATCTATAACTCTTTGTAGATATTGAGCTCCGGATATTTTTTCAGCGGCTTCTATTGCAGAATCTCCAGATACGTCAACTTTTACAGGAGACTTTAACCGATATAAAGTTTCTTCTGTTTCCTGTTGTATTCGTTTTTCTACGGCCTCATTTTTATTAGGAATAGTTGGATTCTCAAATTCTTTCACTATATTTGCAATATCGAAAAGTCCTTGACTGTCTTGTGCCCCCGCAATTGGAGCGGGAATGCGTAGATAATCAAGGGCTTTTTCTTTATTAAAGTATAAACCTTTCCCTTCATTTATCCATTTCTGGATATTTCCTCCGTCTTTTCCATAGGCGGATGTTATTATATTGAAATCAATATCCGAACCTTTTCCTATTGAAATAGTTGCTAAAATATTTTCCCCGTTTGTTTTTAATTCTGTTAATATCGCATGACTATTAGGAACTGAACCTTCAAATACGGCAATCGGGTTTGCAACGGCTTCAGGCAGGTTTCTCAGTTCCTCCAATTTGAAACCATGTTTCTTCATCTTCTTGATGACCTTATTCCCGTACAGCTTCATCGGCTTGTCTTCTATTCCGGCAGATAGCAATATTTCCGAAGGATTTCCCAAATCAAGGACCATATTGTCGCTGTTTTGTTCTGTCAGTTCAGATAACCGCTCATTAAAGATTCTGTTTATTTCTATCAAATTGCTTTCTCCATTCGGTGAATAACTTTCATTTAAAGGTCTATTTTCTGACAAATTTCTACTATTTTGTAGCCTTTCTCTTGATTTTGATAAAATATACACAATATCATTATCGGATAATTTTAAATCAATTCCTAAAATTTCACGGAAAAAATCACGGATAATGGCTATTATTTTCTTTATACCGGATGTCTCAGGATTATATTCTGCCAATTCGGATAAATATTCTTCTGCCGCAAGACGTTCGGAGTTGAATCTTTCCATATATTCTGCTCTGACATTTGCATCCATTGATTCAAAGACTTTATCTAAGAATTCATCTGTCCTATTTCCGAATAGTCCCCTTATACCTTTATGCCCGACTATTTCATGTAACATTGTCGCTTGTATATCACCTATTGAAGCATTTGCATCAAGAACAATCGCTACTTTATCATTTCCCGGCATATAATAACCGCTTATTTCTCCATTTGCTTTTTCTCGTATGTTTGCAGGCAGATCCGCTTGTATCTCGTAAATCTCGACTTCGGTATTCAATATATCGGACAGTCTTTTTATTTCATTTATTTTTTCTTCTTTAGGTATCTGAAGTTTGGCTTCTGTATCATACCGCCATTTCCCTTCTTCTCCTATATTTTGGGGTGCAGCTTCCTCTCGGATACGATACATTGTATCATCACTTCTGTACAAGACATCATCGTCCTTTGTTTCGTCCTTTACCTTTACACCCAGTTTAGACAGTTCTTTTACCACGTCTTCTATATTTTCAGCCGGAATGTCAGCACGCAGCTTTCCTCTGTATGGATAAAAGTTACTGCCATTAATTGAACGGAGTAACACTTTATTTTCAAAGTAAACTGCACCGTCTTTTTTTGTCTTAGGTACGGTCAGGTAAAACACTTTTGCCCAGCTGCTTCCTGTTATCTCTACTTTACCATCATGACTGATAATAGGCATATAGTCTTTTATTTGTTTCAAACGGCTGATGATGGGAGCACCGCTCGTTTTTAGCATAGACTTATTCCATTTATCTGGCATCAATATGCCGTCATGCACATTTCCGTCAATATCAGTGTAGCTGATAAGCTGTCCCGGATAATTTCCATGTTCATCTTGCGTATCTGCAATGGCCTGAAGGATATTACCAGTCATGATAAAACCTATTTTTCGTGTGCCTGTAGGTATTTGGTTGTCCCAGTTTTCAAGCGTCGTTGACTGTGCTGCATCCCAATTATCACTGGTTATCTTATAAATACTGCGTAGAGCTTCGGGCTGCGATAACTTAATCTCCATACGTCTGCGACTGTCAAGTGTGGCGAACACGGCAAGTGTAGTCGATGCAGTTATCTTACTATCTTTTGTCTTGTAACCACAGAATATAGCCGGTGTAGAAAAATCGAACACCATACTTTCAAGATTGTCTGGCATAAGATATGACCTGCCAACTTCAAACATGTACAGACGTTGCTTCAACATATTGCTGTTCGTATTAAGGCGCACCATATTATCGTTATGCTTTGATTCCACTTTTTCGTTGGTTTCTTTCGTATATTCGGCAATTGCGGACCGTTTTTCTTCTGCTGTACGTTTCTGCTGACGATTAATCTTCTCAGTCTGTTTGGCAATGTCTTCTTTTGCTCTTTCTTTCGAACGTTCATAGCGTACTTCCTCAGCGGCAATTCGGGTCTTATCTTCTTCCTCAATGGTTGCGATAATTTGGCGCAGATAATCTTCTGGTCTTTGTCCTTTGCATACCTGTTTTATAGTCTTGCTTATTTCATCTGCTTTCATGGGTTTGCGCAACACGTCCATTTCTACCTGTTCAACGTATGAGTTCTTGGCAAAAGGATTGGCGCCGGTAGGGTCTATACCTTCCGACGATACACGCTTTTCTAACGTCTTGGCATGCAATGGCATTACAGTTATCTTCAAGTCATTGTTTCCCGTATCGTTCAGATACTTTATAAGTTCATTATATCGTCTTACAACGTCATCATAAAATTCTTCCTGCTCTTTGGTATTCAATAACGCCACATAACCGGTTATCTTACGTGCATCATCCTCTTGCGTATTATATTCGTCAAGCTCACTTGTTTGCACACGTCCTCCGCCTTGTCCTGACTTCAACGGATTACCCATCTTTTCGTATATTTCAGGATTATCTCGTAGATACTCCACAACTACCTGACTTCCGTATTTGTTCAGCAAGTCAGGAGCTTCTACATCATTGCTTTCACTGTCCTGCGATGTGGTTGTGTTAGCATTCAGTGATTTCAGCTTGGTAGAAAGCATCATTAGGAATCGGTTTTCTGCCGGAACTGGAAGACCGAGGTTAATGTAATATCCTCTGTGTACTTGACCTGTACGGTCTATACGGCCTATCATCTGCATATAATCATTGATGTCACTCAATGGCTGTGCGATAATCATTGTTCGTTGACGCTGGTCGCTGAATTTTTCAGATGCATGAAGGCTTATACCTGTTGATGCTGATTTGTTCAGGATAAGTACGTCAAGTTCACCATTATTGAACTCACGTTGCATCCTTTTTTTGTCCTTGTCTGTCCTACGTCTTACTACAACACGTCCATCATCGTCACGTTCAACGTACATATTACGTCCGGTCAGTTCACCAACCTTATATCCCATTTCGTGTAGTCTTTCAATGATAGCGTCAAGCGGACTGATGAAAATGTCGCTGGTGCTCTCACGAATGAAATCCTGCAATTCATAATAGGCTTTCTCTCCGGCTTCGCCTAACTGCTTTGGAGAATATCGTGCGTGTTGCTCTTTTCCGTTCTGATCCGTGATAGTATATTGCATCACTGTATCAAGTCCTTTCAAAAGGCTTGCACTGAAAGTAGGTTCCTCAATGATTTCTCCTGCCGAATAGTCCTTAATGCTGCTTTCCATCGTGCTTTCCAATGCGATAACAGGGTGTCTGCCTGCTTTTATTTCTGCATCCACTTCATTGGCTATTGCATCTACTTTAAGTGCAAGCATTAGTTGTTTGGTATAGTTATAGGTCTTGCTGGCAAACGGAACATTTTCTACGCCCATCTTATCAGTCCCTTTCTTTATTCCTGCGGTTTCCGCCATCACAGCAATCTCTTTGTCCATAGCGTCAACCATCGGTTTGACATAATCCTCTTGGAACTTGATTATGGCGTTGAATGCGGCAATAGTACGGTCATAATTATCACGGGCACGTTTAACGGTTTCAGGGCCGTCTATGGTTTTCCAGTCAGTCACTACATCACTCATGTCACGTTCTCTGCGCACCATTTGCCCTGCATTGGTAAGTTCTCGGCTCATAATCTCCTGCAAGGTTATACCGCCTTTCTCTATGATGCTTATCAGTTTGTCTGGATCTACATTGGCTTGGCTCATGGCTGTACGTATGGCATACAATGGCATGGTGTTAGGACGTTTAGCAAAAGTGGCACTTGCAAATGTCACAGCCTTGGCCGTACGGAGAATACTTTGAAGATATGCACCGGTATTACTTGAACCTGCCGCTGTATGGCTCTCATCAAGGAACAGATAATTGTTTTCTGCAATAGCACGTAAGAATGTGGCTTTTGGTGTAGGTTTCCCTTCCTTTAAAGATTTGCTTTTCTTTACTCTGGTACCGTTTTTCTTGGCTGCCTCTTCCATTTCTTTTTGACTTACAGCATCTCCGGTATTTACCTGTGAATACGTAAGTATGGCAAAATCGTATTCATCAGGCAATTCTCCTGTACTGAATACTTTTGCCATTTCTTTTGATGATAAAGGCTTGTGTACTGTATTACCGTTACTGTCAACCATCGCTCCATCTGAATTGAAGATAAACGGTACAAGGTCACCGCTGCCTATATCTACCAAATCTCTGTATATATCAGAAAACAAGTCTGCCTTTTGCGTGATGAATACTGGTTTCTCTCCACGTTTTACAGCCCAACGGATAAGTGCTGCCATTTGTCGGCCCTTGCCAACGCCTGTTTGGTCGCCGATAATAAGTGCTTGACCTTTCTTCATTTGGTAGATGGCCATAGCAACACTATCCATTTGTTCTGCGGCTAATGCTTGATGAGCCTCTTCAATAGTGTCATAACCAAGTTCTTTCCTTACAAATTCATCTATACTTCCATTTTCTTCTTCGATTTGTGACAATACACGGTCCATTGCTTCAACCATTGCGGCTGGAGCAACGCTATTAAGACTGAATGCACTGTTGTGTGGGCGATATGACAGTTTTTCTTCTGTAAGGTCGCGTTTCTTTTGTTCTTGGTTTAATTCTACTCTGTTTGTGGAAACTCCCACTGTTCCCACTCGCTGAATGTCAGGTTCTGGTATTCCTCGGCTTCCTCCTTTGGTATTTCTATCAGCTCCTCTCCGGGCTTCACCATTTCCAGTATTCTCTCTATGTTCTCTTGATAAAACCTGCTGGCTTCCTCCTGAATTGTTTTCGGTTGAATGTTCTGTTCCTTGCTGTCTGCGTCCAGCCTCATCATTCGTGCGAGATTGCTTACTATGTCCTGTTCCGTCAGTGTTCCCGGATGATTGGTTATCGACAGATAATAGCTGCCCTTGCTGGCTACGTAATATTTCTGTACCATTTGTCTTTTCTTTTGAATTTAATACTTCATCTATTATATAATAAAGTTCGTTAAAGCTTTCAGCCTTGCGTATTGCCTTGCTTTCAACAGGTGGGTAAACTGCTGTCTGGGCACGTTCCTCGTCACTCCTGCGTCCGTCTATCAATATCATTCTGGTAGGATAAGTCGTGCCTTGTTTGGCATACAGCTTGCCGTCCATATCTACAACTCCTTTCACGTTGTAATGGTCATACAAGTATGTGAAAAATGGCTTCATGCTTTTCAGTCCGCCATTGTTGCCGTATTCCATGTTACCGCCAATAATGATGGCAGCCTTACCATCGTCTTTCATGCTCGACAGTGCGTTCAGAGTAATCTGTGGGTCAAGTCCCGGTATCATCTTACCGTCATACTCTGATGCTTCTCGCTTTCCGAACGGTGGATTTGCTATCACAACATCATATTGCTGTCCGCCTTCGAATGGTTCTGTTGCATCCTGTTGTGTCACTCTGCCAAAACCTTGCTCACGCAGATTGTCTAAACGTGTTTCGTCCAGTTCGTTCACGTGTACTTGATGGGCTGGTACTGAGAAAACTAACATTCCGTTTCCTGCTGTTGGTTCCAGAACTTTACCGTCCTGCTTTCCACTCATGGCAAATCTTGCCGCATTCCACGACATAGGCAATGGGGTTGAATACTGCTGCATCTTGATACGGTTACTGCTTCGTGCAGCAATGGTGGGCTGCATGTCGTAAAGTTTGCAGATTAGGTCAAACGTCTCTCTGCTGTCTCGGCCATGCTGTTCTGCTACCTCACGTGCAGCTCTTACAAGTCCGTCCTCAACAAGTTCTTGAAGCAATATGTCTGTCCTTCCATCCTTGTCTACATCCATACCCAAATCAGAAGCACGCTTACGCAGGTCAAGAATGCTTCGGTATGGCTTCTCCCCTGTATCAAGGGCAGACAGCATATCTGTTCTTACTGCTTCCGAAAATCTTCGCTGGGCATCTGCATTATTGCTGTCAAACAAATCAGCTATCTTCTGTGAAGATACAGATTTTTTGGGTGTTTTAGAAGACTTTTCGATTGTTTCTTTTTGAATTACAGGTTTTATGTCTCCCCAATCAGCGATCTCATAGATTATGGGGGCGAGACCGGTATCAAGTACAGGACGATGTTCGGCCTCATTCTCAAAATCATGAATAACCGCTTCTTCTGGTTTTCCACTTCGCTTCGATGGGGTATAAAAGACCTTGTCTCCGACTTTATAGCCGTTGAACGATTTTGGCTCATTACTTTTTGTCTTTTCGCCGATAATAGATTCTTGTGATTCCGCTTTTGGTAAAAAGTCTCGTGCCTCATATTTAAGCAATCGAAGCATATATTCGTAATCAGCATCTGTACGAATCCATTGATTATTACCGTATCTTTCATAGCCAGATGCATCCGGATTTTCAACACGGTACATAATATGCTCGATATACAAATTATCGCCTCGTCGTGAATGGATATAGTCCTCTCCACGCTCTGCGCTGGTTGGTTCGAGCGATATATACACTTTAAGTTCTCTTCCATTCAACAATGGCAGCGTAATAGTCACATCTCCTCCTGCCGGAGCAATATTTGCCCTTGCAAAGTTCTTTATTCTTTTACCCTTTTTATCTACAAGTAATTCAGGCGTAATACCCAAATCTTTCACAAGTCGTTTTGCAAGAGAATTAGCATCCTTAACGGCCTTTTTCTCCGCATTACGCATGTATCCGTATGCCTCATTGAAATCTTTGTCATCAAACTCGGCCTCGTAATATCCGAGTAGGGCAAGTTGCTCATTGACTTTCTCTATTTGAGTGTCAATATTGTTGGCTATTTCGTTGATTTGTCGCTCATCTGTTGCAGCTTCGATGTCGCTTTCTGCTTGACTTGCAATAGCATCTGCTTGGCTTGCAATAATTTCTGTATTTGCTGTTGTTTGTTCATTTTCTTTTCTCCTTTCGGTATTACGTTTTGATATGATTTCTTTTTTTGCTTCTACTGCCTGACGAGCGATTTTTTGCTCTGAAACAGCATTTTTTACGGTAGCAAATGGATCGGTATGATCTTTGTCGAAGTTAGTGATGTCGAATGTGCGAACGTCATCATACGGTGTCATGTCGTTTGCCATACCACTATCAACAACTTCCGGAAGATCTCTTGCTCCATTGTAGAATGATTTGAGATAGGGACGTACAACATCACCGAGGTCGGCAATCATGGCCTTGGCATACTCGGCAAACTTTCGTGCGCCTTTCTCAATATGATACACGGCCATTTCAGTACCGATTGCGAGTATTTCTGGGTCGATACCAACATTCAGTTGCCCCAACTTGGCACGCATCCGTTTTTTTAGTTCCTCATACCTTTCATCTGTAACGAGACGGTTGCCGCTGGGGTTATTGCTTGTATTTGTTTCTTCCTGTTTCGATTGTGGCGTTTCCTGTTCCTGCTTTTCGATAGTCGGGTCTGTGAACTTTCGTGTTTCTGAAAGAGTTACAGGTGCCGAATCTTCGAGCAGTTCTCCGCTTTGATCAAGAACTGCCTCTGCGAATTTTTTTGCATCGGTTTCGTTATCGAAAATAAATCCACCTTTACCGAAAGACGAGTAATATCCACCAAAGTTTTTTACACGCTTTTTCAGTTCTATGAAGCGTTCACGAGGCATTTGCTCGGTAAACTTAACCGCATAAATATATTTACTGTTCTTTTTGTGATAGCGTATCTCTATGGTATAACCATAATTATTATTTTGATAATGGTATTTGTTTTCTTGTATATCATCGGTTAAAATCTGTCCGCTACTGTTTTCAGTTCCTCTTGCTCTTGCGTCCTGATGTGTGTCGTTGATAATATCAGTAACACCGTTAAGTGCTTCACGTTCAATTCTTGCAGCTTCTCCCTGTTCATCCTTAATCCTTTCCTGCTCGGCTCTCATGTCCTTTGCCTGTTCCTCTGACTGTCGGCTGCGCTCTGATTCAGCATTTATTCTACGTTTATTGGCTGTACCAGCAATTTCCTGCCAGATAGAAAGCTGTTTTTTTGCTGCATCAATCAGTGATTTGCGCTCTTTCTCGGCTGCAATCTTTTCGGCCACGGTAATACCTCCTTTTGATTTTGACTTTTCCAGCTTCTTCAGTTCAGATTCTTTGTCGGCTACCATTCCATCGGCAACAGCTTGCGCCATTGCTTCATCCCCATCAGTTTGCTCGATGATAGCATCCCATGCGAGGTCAGGTGTTTCTGCTTGCTCATAGATTGGATTACCATTTTCATCTGTTGGGATACGCGATAATGCCGTTTCGGTATTATTTCCCAATTGACTTGTAGTGCGTATTATTTGTTCTGATTTAACCGGGACTTGTACTTGTTTCCCTTCGGTGTTGATAATGGGATTTCCCGCATTATCCAATAATCCCACTATGGCATCTCCGTTGCTTTCGGAAACGAATGTTACCGGATTCTGGAATCCTGTTACATTTATAACATCACCGGCTTGCAGGGGTCTTGCATCTTCTGCTACTGTATTATTCTCAGTTTCTATGGTAGGATTATCCGGACGAATAATCTGATCTTTTGAAAAAGGAATCGATACAGGTGTTTCTATTCCGTTTATTATTTCCGTAATTTCTTTCCCTGATTCGTCAATTTGAATACCTTCAAATCCTCCATAATCGGCTCTTGTTACTTTTACTGAAACAGGACCGTTATCCGTATTGATATATAAAGCCTCGTCTAACACGGGATCAGGACCATAAACGTCTGTATCTTCTTGGGATAAGATCGTGTTTTCTATATTTTGTGTAGCTTCGTTGATTTGATCGTCAAATGAGCGGTATCCTGTTACTTTAAATTTATCAGGAGAAACCATTTGCTTTGTACCGTCTTGTAGCTCTATTGTGATTGTATCATCCGATTTGGAATCATTAATATCCCCGTTTTCATCAAATACTATGTTTCCAGAGGTCACACGTGCCATCTGACCGTCATAATCAATATAAACGGTTGCATTCATATCCGGGTTTATATCATTCCGAATTTGTTCTGATAAAGCAGATACTTCATTTGCTACACGGGCTTCTATTCCTCCTATATAGGCATCATAATTATTTACTGCTGCTGCATAATCCATTACAAGCCTATATTCATTAGCAATGTTACGTCTCTCTTCCTCATTTTTTGCTTCACGAGCTCTGTCATAATACTGTCGAATTATCATTGCTTGTTGTTCCGGTGATCCTCCAACACGGGATTTAATATATTCGACCAAGTCAGGAGAATAGGCCTCTGATAATTTTTGGCTGGCTCTATTATAATCTCTGACTACCTTTTTTTTAGTGGCTTGAGCCATAACTCCGGATGCACTTCCCATTCCTATAGATAAAGGTGCGACAGAAGCCAATGTCATCCATGCATTCTCCCAGGTATAAATATCTTCTAATTTTTGATCCCCGACAGTCAAAGCATTTGCGGTCTGTCCGACAAACTCTTCAAGAGCTTCACCCGGAATAGAATGGACTCCTGTTGTTTTTGCAATATCTTCTCTTACCCGATTAAATGATCTTAGCAAAGGTTTTTCGGAAATTATATTTATAAATTCTCTTGATTTCGGAGATACTTTACTTAAAGCCTTTACGGGTACTCCCAATGTTTTCATGATTGCACCGCCCGACATCTCGGCTAAATTCTCTATAGCTCCGGCCGTGAATCCTTCTCCAATAGACTTTCCCCAACTCTTTTCACCTGTTTGTCCTTTATACTGAACTTTACCGGTTTGAGGATTTATATCGGCATCAACTTGTCCCATTCTTCTCTCCAATATGTCATTATACATACTTGGCTGAATTATAGGCATAAGTGCACCTGTAGCTCCGGCTTCCAATGCAGCTACTCCGTTTTTTGTAAGAGCATTAGCTGTTTTCAATGCAGTTTTTGTTCCTACTTTAGGTAATGTTGATATAGCTCTTGCCGCAGCTTTTTTTATAGCAGCTTCGCCGAAACGCTTTGTTACATATCCGGTAAGTTTTTTCATTACGGGTTTTGCAATAGCTGAAGCTGGAGCATGTGTAATAACGAATTGAAGCATATATGGGATTGACGTACCTGTCGCACTTCCTACATTATAAAGCGTCGACAATCCCGATTCATAAATCATATCTGACAAAGATTTTACAGAAGCTGCCTCTAATAATGTGTTTTCAGAAGGAGTAAGAGATTGAATACCTTCTTTTTCAACTTTATCTAAAATAGGCATTATTCTTAATGTATTTTCTATTGAAGATAATCCAAGACTTACCGCTTCTTCACTGATTAGAGAATCACCTACACCTTTCCAAAATCCACTCTTATTTTTACTCGCATTTGCCGTTTTCTTAGCGTCTGAAATTAATGATGCAGCCGTTTTCAAATTCAAATAGTCTTCTTGTGATGTCATCTCTGTGTCTTCACTTCGGCTCATCATAGAATATGATAGAGGAGATGAACTCCTTCTTGAAATATCTTGAGACATTGCCCTTCTTATTCCCGGGTCTTTCTGAAGTTTATTTATTTCATCTTGTATTCTGTCTGTTTCGTTGTCTATACTTTGACGATATAATTTCTCAGCTTCTTTTCGTTTTTCGTATTCTTGACCGGCTTTCTTAACTTTACCCCATGAATCAAGGTATGGTATTTCTACTTTTTGTTTTCCAGATATAGTCTCATCTATATATTGTGAAAATGGAGTTTCCAAAGGATTTGCCATTTTGGATAAAAAATCATTTGAAGGTTCGGCAACCTGTTCAAGGTATTCTTCAGAAAAGATGTTATCTTGTTTTTTTGTATTATCAGCATTTGAAAAATCTGGAGCAATTGAATTTATAAATTGATCTCTTGTCCCAATTTCTTTAACACTAAATATCTCATATTTCCTAAGATTGTCATAAAATTCTCCAGCTTTCTCTGGAGAAGATATTGCTGACATAAATTGATCTTCTGTTCCGATTAAAGATTCATTTACGTATGTTTTACCGGAATTAATTAAATTATTATATAGCTGTTTCCTACGCTCTTCCATATTTTATTATTTTTATTTTGGTAGAAGTAATCCTGTCCCTTTTGTTGACGAATCTATTTTAAGTGTACTTGGATAATTAGTTAAAGCATTAATTACTGGATATAATTCATTTTTCAGTTCCGGAATTTTTTCACTTGCCTCTATCAGTTGCGGTAAAACTTCATGGACATAAGCTTTTTGTTGAGATAAAGGATCAACACCAAATGAACTTAAAATATTTAACTTTTTAATTCCAGTTTTATCAGCATATTTCGATGCAATTCTTTGAATTTGAGTTGCGATTGCAGATTCATTTTCTTTAGGATATGAGATTGTCCTACCGTTTCCAAAATATAGTGTAGTATTATTTTTATTTTCAGATGTTTTATTTCCCACTTGCCCCTCTTTATATATAAGTCTACCCATTGCAGCGTCATTATTTAGTTTAGCAATAGTTACTTGATTAGAGCGGTTTTTCTCGTTTTCTCCGGATTTCCATGTTTGTTCATTAGTTTGAAGATCCTTTTTTACTCGTCCGTTTGCATCTATAATACCCAAGTCATATAAGTATTTATTATATTGTTGTAATGCAGCTTGCTGAGCTTGCGCCCTTGCTGCGGCTGCTGCATCACCGGCTTTTTTATCTGCTACAGCCGCATTAAATTGTCCCCTACTATAAGCATCTTGCAATCCTCTGATTCGTTCCAATTCTTGTTGAAGAAAAGCATTTGATATTCCGGTATTGGTCTTATTCCGTTTATTTACAAGTCCTCCCGATGCAGCCGTTGCAATGTCACCTAACAATAGTGCAATGTCGGTGAATCCTGCTAATGCCTGACGAGATTTTAATGTCTTTTCGTCAATACCTGAAGGATTTTTGATATACTGATTGTACAAATCCAAAAAAGACCGTTGTCCTGCCTGATTTGCCATTTCCTGCATATTTGCATCAGGTTTAAGATATTCGTCTATTTGATCCGCTATTGATATTCCATCTTTTGACGTTTCATTTTGTGGAATTTGATCTTGTTGTTCATTGGTTTGATCCGGCTGTGCAATTAAAGGTTGTGCCGGAACTTCCTCTTGTTGAGTAAAAGCTTTATTATTTTTATATTCTTCTGATATTGTTGCCATAATTTACGCTAAGAATATATTATCGGTATAGTTTGAATTTTTTGTCTTAGGTATTTCATTTGGATTATCAGCGAATCCCGAAAGAGATTTCCCGGATTTTATCTTTGTATTTAAGGGATATAAGGTTGAGAAAGCTCCTAAAATGTTTCCTGCATTGGAAGCGACATTACTCCATTGTGAAGCTCTGTCATTATATAAGTCTGCCTGTTGTCCTAACAGAATATTCTTATTTGCCAAATATCTGTTTTGAGCCTGTTGTTTTAATAAAGATGATTGTGATGCGATATTCGATACTAAATCACTATAAGCTTTAGCGTAATTCTTTTTTTGTGCTGCAACAGATTCGGGAGTAGCTCCTGTAACGACAGCGGTATTTGATACTATTTTATTCGCATCAGCGATTCTATTACGTGTATTTCTTAAAAGGTTTTGTACATCCGAGCGGTTTAGAATATCTTGATAGTAGTCCCTATTAAAAATATTCTCGTTCTCTTTGATTTGGTTATTAAGTTGTGTTTGTGCTTTTTTACGTTGTTTTGCAGAGCCTATACCTCCAAAAATATTACCCAGTATTCCAGCTCCAATACCAATTAATGATCCTATTCCTGCCATATTCTTCGTATTTTAATTTTCTACAAAAGAAAAGGTTAAGACTATTCGCATATACCTATAATGGCGGGACTTATATAGTTGCTTCAGAAATTGTTTTTACGTGTTTTATTTTGGGGGAATTAACTATCTCTTTAGGTAATGGTATATTGTAGCATACATATATACCTATTAACCGAGTCATTACCCGGTCATCATGTTTTCCTTCCTTTGCTCCAAAACTTCCGTTTTGCTTTTTTTCAAAAACATTATATTCAAAACATGTGCCTTCGTCTCTCTCTATGTATGGATCATCTCTGAGAATTGATACCATGTGGTCGATAATCATTGTTTTCGTTGATCGGTTTGTATGGAAACCAAAACGAATAGGAGCACCTTCTTTTATTTTTGTAGGATCAGTTCGGGAATATAAATTAGGATAAACTCCATTTAAAGTTTCAAGTATATATTCTGTATGTTCTCCATCGGTATCTTCTGTTTCTAAAGTATTACTTTCAATAACCAATAAAGCTTTATTATAATAAGAAGCTATTTGAGCAGACTTCCACACAAGTAAATCATGGTCAATATGTCCGTACCATTGAGCTACAACTTCTGGTACTCCTCCATACATCATCCAGTAACGATCATATACGACAATAACCGAATAATCGGCTTTAGAAGAACGTCCCCCAATATCGACAGTTACTACATAACGGTTAGATATGGGATCATCTTCCGGTTTTTTCCATATAAACAGCTTCCCGGTTTTATCTTCTTTAAAATCCAGATTTAATAGAGATTCTTTACCTTTCGTTCTATGAGATCCGGACTGAATTTCTCCGACATAATTAGGTGCACAACATTTCTTTTTTAATAGTTCAATTCTGTATTTGTCAAAAACTCTTTCGCCAGAAGTAGAAAAAGCTTCTACATCGTCAGTTGGATATTCTGACATCATATCTTGATGATCTTGATATTCCTTTCGTTTCATACGATACCATGCAATAGACTCAAGAGATGCTCCTGATTCCCATAAAAACCAGTCATAATCATCCATATTATTTATGAATGACTTATAATCTTTAACTTCAGTTTGGTACATCTCAATATCAAACCAAGGTATAAATACTGCGGTTTTATCGGATTTTCCTTCTTTGGCAAGGTTATATTCAGTATAAAAATAATCACCTTCTCCATTAGCTGTAGATTCAAGTACAACCATTGAATAAGGGATAAGAGAAACTGTGGAAACTACGGATCGGACAAGATCTGAAGGTTTTTTATTTTTTGTTGCCGGCCAAAAAGCAATTTCTGATAAATGAGCCATTGCAGCATCAGTTCCCCGTACAGAATTGGGGGTTTCTGCCGATCCGATAGTTACACGGCATTCTGTTTGTTGAATAATCGATATATTTTGGGTGCGTTCATATGGTTTAAATTTGAGTTGAGAATTGAAAATCCATTGAGGATAATTCTCCAAAAGTTTGGAATACATTCCTTTAATATTGGACGCAGAATCTTTTAAATGTGCACAAATGATACTATTCCAAGCTCTTTTATGAACTAACTGAATCCAAGCCATATATATTTGAGTGAGGGTAGAACCTCCCCATTGCCGGGCTTTTAAAAGTATTATACGTATTGGATGATCGGACAATCTTTGTTGTTCAAAGACCGATAAAAGCTTCCTTTGTGGATAATTAAGTAAAAAAGGTATATCCTGACTACTGATTTTATCTTTTATTTTAACACATGTAGCAGCCCAGAATTCAAAATCATATTTGTATCGAATAAGTAAAAATGCTTGAATAAGTTCATTGATATTCCCCTCAGAAATATTTAGTGTACTTGCAAACTTTGAAAAAGATCCTAAATCGGATAACAATTTTATCCAATAATTTTCCTTGATCATCAAATCCGGAATAAATATCTTCCCAAGTTCTTTTATATTTACTTCAGTACGGGCTATTATTGTCGATCCTTCTCCTGTCACTTGATTATATGGAGATTTAAACTTTTTCAAGCGATCGATATTTTCTGATATTATTTGATCGTAATTCATGTTTTGATATTATTCGTTCTGCTGTGCGGAGAGATATATAAAATTCAGGAGCTGATTGATAGTATATAACTTCTCTTACAGCTTGAATCTTAGAGCATCTTTTTGATAATAAAATATTTTGTACTCTTTTATATATCTCAGAGTACATGTTATATTTGATTCCTTTATAGTTAAGTTTTCCTGATTCTAAAAGAGTGATTGCTTCGTAAGCTTGTTTCTCAGATACATAAAATCTTTCTGCTCTTGATTTAATCGCATATAAATATGGATAAGGGTATTTTCTTTTTTCTTTAGGTAGTCGGGAAATGATTTTGAAATAAACACGTCTGAAATCATTATCCCTGTCTGTAAGGTGTAATATTTTATCCATGCACGCAATTTTATGCGCACACATCAGAAGGCTGAACAAATATAATCAATTATTTGCAATAATATATCAAATTCCCGCCATTATAGGTATATATGTATATAAATGCCTTTTTTCTTTGTAGGTGCATTATTGTTAAACCAATTTTGAAAAGTATGGCAGAAGAAGAAAAAAAAGAAAATGTACCGGAACAAAAAACAAAACGGCAGTTATGGATAGAAAAATTTACTGATTATCCTTTAGAAGAGGGACAAACTTTTGATGACGATGAAATATTTTTCAGCGCATTAGACAAATACGATGAAGACAGAACAAACAGAATTAACTCTTTTGAAGAAAGCAATAAACGCCTTACAGATGCATTTATTAATAATCCTAAAGCCGCAATGCTTTTATCAAGTCTTGCAGATGGAAGTGATGTATTGACAGCCATAGCGGAAAGTTTCGGACCGGATATTAAAGATGCTCTTGAAAATGATCCAGAAGCCCGCAAAAAATATGATGAAGGTATTCAGGCTTACCAGAAAAATAAATCTGAACTTGAAGAAATTGAACGGAAACAAGAAGAAAATGCCCAGAAATTTTCAACGGTTATCGAAGATTTTATCGTTGAGAAAGAAATGGACGAATCCACACAATCTCAATTCAAAGAATATATATCCAACCTATTAGATTCACTTGTGACTTGGGAATTTAGTAAAGATGTACTTGAACGGTTGTGGAGAGGCATGACGTACGATGAAGCAACAGAAGAAGCTGAGATACGAGGAAGAAATGCCAAAATAGAGCTTGAGAAAAAACGTGCAAATGAAGCAACGGATAAAACTCCAATGATAGAGCAAGGAGCAAATGATATACCTTCTGTATCAAGAGAAAAAATAAGTGTGTGGGATATTAATGACAATAGAAAAAAATCCAGTATTTGGGATAAATAAAAACAAAAATAAATTTAATATGAAAACTTTATTATCAAAAAGAAAATCACTGTTATTGGGATTAATCCCATTATTGTTATTTGCCGTAGTAATGGCTATTATAGCCTTTTATTTAGGAGAAGATTCGGCTGGAATTATATTTAGTGTAGCGGGTGTAGCTGGAGTAGGTGAACATGTAACCGGAGCTCCGTTAACAACCGAGATCACACGGGAAAAAAGTCCGGAATTATTAATGACGGATATAGACAAACGTATTACTAAAATACGTCCTATGTCAACTCCTATTGATCAAATTATGAGGTATGCAGAATCTCGTAAATCAGAATCAATGATTGTTGAGTATTATTCTGTAGATACTAAACCTACAAAGGCAAGTGTTACGACTAAATATACAGAACCTTCAAGCAGTTTTACTACTACGGCACAACGAGCGACCATAGATACGGACAATAATGATATATTTGATGTATCAGATACTATTCTTGTAAAAGGAGTTAAAGGGTATGAATCTGACGGAACTACGGAATCAAAAGCTGATCTTGTTTTATATGTTACTAAAAAGGCCGATGACGGAAAATTAATTGTATATGCTTTGAATGGTAAAAAATTGGGCGATATAGAAAATTGTGTTCCTACAATTGAATCAGGAAGTGTATTGATACGTATGGGACGTGCGGCATCTGAATTGGACATACAAACTGCTCAATTTGAATCTTTACCAAATAAAACCCAAAATTATTGTCAAGTATTTAAGATGCAAGTAGAACAATCGACTTTCCAGAAAATGACTAAAAAGGAAGTTGAATGGAATTTCAGCGATCTTGAAGAATCTGGAATTTTTGATATGCGTCTTGCTATGGAAAAATCTTGGATGTTTGGTGTAAAAAGTAAAATTTACAGTGCGGAAAAAAAACAAGAGGTTATGACTACCGGAGGTATTTGGTGGCAAGCCGGAAAAGAATATGAATATGACACAAAAACAGATCTCACCCAAAATGATCTTATTAATATTATGAAAGAAGCATTTACCGGTAATGCAGGAAATAAACGGAAAATACTTATCGGAGGATCAAATTTCATCGAACGGATTAATAAGCTGGAAGTTCAAAAAGTCGTTCAAGCAAATGATGACTTCGTAAAATGGGGGATTGATTTTTCAGAAGCAAGGTCAAAATTCGGTAAATTATATATTTTATTATCCGAAGTATTTGACGATTGCGGAATGAGTGACTATGGATTCATCCTTGATCCGGAATATTTAATGAAAAAAGTATTCTTACCATTTGACAGAAATGAACTTGATTTGAAAACAGCAGGAATACGTAATACTGATGCTGTTGTTTTGACCGAAGCCGCTTGTGCTTGTTTACGATATCCGGGTGCACACATGCGTATTGTCCCGAAATCTGAATAAATAATTTAATAAACAATAGGAGCTACAAAAAGTAGCTCCTACTATATAATTAATAAAAAATGGCTTTAAAAACATATTGTACACATCACGGAGCTCTAACAACATTTGTATATGTTGGCAAGAAAAAAACTAACATTTCTTTTGAACCCTCTCATCGTGGTAATATTGGATATTTCACGACAAATGATGAGAAATTGCAAGAAGCAATTGAAAAAGATTCAAGTTTTGGAAAAAAAATAAAATTATATTCTCAGCAAGCAGAAGTTGTAGAAAACGAACCAATCATAGAGTTAACACCAATTGAGGGTATTTCGAATTGGCAAGAAGCAGCATCATATCTGAAAGATAAATTCTCAATTTCAGGATTATTTTTGAGAGGTTATCAATCAGTAATAAAGCAAGCTGAAGAACACGGAATTTATTTTCCAGATCTAAAAGAATATGAATCTGAATGATATTTTACAGAAATCGAAACAGATACTTGGAGAGATAAATTTATTGTCAGAAAGTACGGTATCTAATAATGCTCTTCCAATTGATAACTTGATTTTATCGTTTTGTGATCAGGCAATAGAAGAGGTATTATTAAAAGTTCCTATCTATTGCCTGAATCTTTCTGAAATACCAAATGATCCGATAAAAAATCAAGATGGTAGCGGATATATTGAACTTCCAGAAGATTTTTTGCCGAGAGTTATTATACAAATGGAAGGATGGCAACGAGAGGTAAATCAAATAATAAAAGAAGAAAATCCCATTTACAAACAGCAAAAGAACCCTGCAACACGTGGTGGAATTGTAAAACCTGTTTGTGTATTATGCAAAAGAGGTAAGAATGGAATACTGGAATATTATTCTTTACCTCCGAAAGTTAGAACCCATACTGCCAAAATAAAATTATATCAGAAAAAAATATCAATCGATAAGAATAAACCAACTGAAGATTTAACTCTTGATAATCGATTATTAATATCCATATCTTACACTATATGCAAGTATATTAACTTATCTATCGGAGATCCTAATATATCAAATTTTTTAGAAGGAGAGATTACTAAGAATATTTTATCATTATAAAGATAATAGGAATGTTTACACAAGGAAAATTTATGGGATATTATTGGGGAATCGGCGCATTTTTGTCCAGACACCCTAACGGAGGAATCCCCGGTGGTTTTTTCGTGAACGGAGAGACCAATTCGATATGGGTATGGGATTTTCTCAACAAGAAATGGATAGACAGTAACCGGGTGGAAGGTCCGTTGCAAGGAGTGGTAGATGATCCGGCAACGTTTGAGCCGAATGCTAAATCGGGAATAAAAACGACATATTTGTATGTGTCGAATAAGCCGGGTAACATCACATTTGCCAATTTTTTAAATGCGGGTGTTCCGATAGAGGTCTCTACCGAAACGAATGCTGTTATAATGTTATTTTGGAATGGCGATTATTGGGAGACGTCTGTCGTACCTATTTATGGAGATGTGTCGGACAAAGCCGACAAAGACTTGTCTAATGTTTCGGAAGAAGATTTGGTCAAGGTTCTTTATGGACCGGATTATGACAGCAGTGCCGAAGCATTCAGGGATTTTATCACGACAGTACCGGAATCGCTAAAAGTAATAAACAAGTCGGCAATAGACAATACCACATCTTCCGGCAGTTATATTGTCATCGATAAGCAAAAAACTGATAGCTCGTATTTGCTGCTGTTGGTAGATATGAGTGTAAATACGATAAACAGGGAAAAAACATATACACAGAAATTATTCGGAGACTCGTCCGGCGAAGTATTAGTAAGGGAAAAATCCGGAGACTCGGCATGGAGCGAATGGTCCTCCCCCTTTGTCCCCGTAGATCTGACGAATGTAGATAAAAAAGCAATACAGGAAAAAGTCGGTATTTATGAATCGGAATATACCAACGATACGGATGATTCCCGCCGCTTTATAGCATTAAAGGTTTGGGACGATGCCGATAATAACCGCAGTATTGGCATCACATCGGAAGGAGAGCCGTTCGTAACCTTGTTGGATCCGGAGGAAAACCCAGAACGGATACCTCTTGCCCTTGCAAAAAATGCAAGTGATTTGGAAGCCGGTCTGATGCCTTCGTCGGACAAGCGGAAACTGGACTCGATCGAAATCATAGATATCGATCTCAATACCGCTGATGGTACAGAAGAAATAACCGATGCAGATACCTCCATACCGTTTTTAGGAAACAACACATTCAATGATATAATTACAAATGTTACTACAGGAACAAGATACCTGTTCTATTATAAATATAGCGTTGAAGATGTGACCTATACAGGAAATTTTGTTTTTGCGACAGAAAATGACGGAGAAACCGGTAAAATAACCTTTACCAATCCGGAATCTCTCGTCTCCATGATAATAGAGAAAATAAGACCGGATATGCCAATCCAAATAGCAGTAACATTACCATAACGATAAAACCATAACAATATGAACAATATCATGCCCTTAGACAAGAATCTGAATCCCATACCGGTATTGCCGATAGGAACAGCCCAAGACATCACGGACGGGACACTTCCGTCAGGAGCAAGCCGTATAATCCGGATAACGGCCGTTACCGACTGCCGGCTCTGGCAATATAGAGGAGATAAAACCGGCAGTGGAGTTCTCCTCCCGTCCGGACAGACAGAATACTTTTCGGTATATGAGGGGTATTCGATAGAGATATCTGGAACAGCAAATGTAATGGAATGATGAACGGATTAGGGAACTTAGGACATTTAGGGAAGCTTGGTCACGCTTCAACCTCCGGGACGAACCATCCGGAAGTAGAGGCCTCCGGCCGAGCTTTTCCGATCTGGAACACGAAACCGGGAGACGATAAACTGTTGTCCCTATCGATACATGGGCTTACGGAACAGATCGGTACACCGACTCCGGAGAATCCCGTACCTATGCGATCGGTAGGAGACAGTGGGCTGTTTTTGTCAGTCATGCCGGATAAAGCAGGAAGCGATTACCAGTTGTTGAACATCAAAGAAGCAATGAAAAAGGCGGGACATGACGGCATACTTCGATCTGTGAACGGCATATATGATGAAGTGGTCTATGACGGGAAAGAATGGAAACTGATACAGCGAATACAGAATGATCGTATAATCACCTGTACAGGAGTAAGCAATCATCAGGAAGTCGGATTTACGGACTGTTATTTCTATCCGACAAAAGCACCGATTAACGGAAGTACCCCAAACGGATTATTAAGTACACATTTCGTACAAGGTAATAACGGATTAGGAACAATCAATCTTAATAACAATTCTCCTTATCTGGGAATATTCCGTTATCCGAACACGGGAGCGGATTTGACAAAAGAAGAAATAACAGCGTGGTTGGGCGAAAATGAAGTCTATGTAAGCTATCAATTAGCAGAACCGGCAGAATATCCGCTTGATTTACCTGTAATCTCAACTTATGATAATCAAACCTATTTCGCCAGCAATGCAGCCGAAGTAAAACCATATATGGAAGCCAATGTAACAGTTTCGAAATCTGTAGAACCCATAAAATCCGGTTTGGTATGGTGGTTTGAATTATCTCCAGCGAACTGGAATAATGATAAAATACTCAATAAAGCAAATGAACAAGAATATTTAGAACCCAAAAACTTTGCAGGTACACCGGAATCGGGCTCATACGAAAACTATACTCAATTTGACGGAATAGATGATTATATGATAATCAAAACGGAAAAACGTATTAAATCATATCAGATACTTTTCAGTGATCCAATAATAATGGAAGATAGAAATCATTGGATGTTGTCAGATGATATTACGACAGGATTTGATTACAATCAATTGAATTGGATATTTAATCCGTCAAACAGTACAAATACCCAATATTATAAAAATGATTCTTCGGTAAACAGCGTCGGATTAATAAAAGATATACAAGACGGAAATAAATACTTGTTTAGCTTATCGAATGGCGATATAGACAAATCTATTAAACTTATAGGGACGTATCAGAAATTAAATTATTTTACATCTAAATTTAAAGGATATGCACTTTTAGGTTATGATAAAGAAATAGATACGGAAACAATAAGTCAAAATATCAAGTATTTTCAACAACGATTTGGAGAAGATATAGACGGCAAGGCCGGAGAAAATAACGAATTCTAAAAACCAAAATACGATGAACAGATATTACAAAATCCCGATTTCGGAACTTAAAGATATAGACCCGGATTGGAAAACGAGAAGAAAGAACGTAGACGCAACAGAAGCGATCATACACGTAGAAACATACGATACGCTGGTATTGGAGAGAAATAAGGAAATAATGCCCCTATCAAAAGAACTTACAGAGAGAAATACCTATCCCGTCTATCAAGGAAAATATCTGACGGAACTGTTGGATAGTCTGGAATGGACACCGGATCAGGAAGGAGGTCTTCGATGAAATGGTTGAGAGAAAGTAACCGTCCTCGTCATATCTTATATGGATTTCTCGGGGCGTTGATAGGCACGTTACTGTTTTCCATAGGCTTGGCGATCGGCAAGGAATATGGAGACAAGGCATGGGGAGGGAAATTAGACTGGCTCGATTTATGGGCAACACTGATAGGAGGTATTACCGGGCAGATTGTTCAATTGTTTATTATATGGAGGATATGGATATTATTTTAGATTTTATTAGCAGCGATCAGATCGGAGAATTAAAACGTCGGGCTGTCATTATTTTAGTTTTTTGGATCATAATGGTTATAGCCGTATTTATCGATTTGTGGACGGGAGTTGAAAAAGCCAGAGCCCGACACGAGAGAATTTATAGCGATAAACTTAGGCGAACGGTAGCAAAGATCGGAGAATATTGGAGAGTTCAGATAATGTTCCTATTATTTGATATTGTCGGTTCGTTTATCTCGGTTTATAATCTTCCTTATGCCTCTATGCTCGGGACTGTATGTATTGTGTATATTGAATTAAGAAGTGTTTTTGAAAACTTGAAAGAAAAAAGATCAAGCGCAGTTGAAATTTTAGAAGTAGCACAAAAAATAATTGATTGTAAAGATAGTGACGGAGCAAAACAATTAATAAAAGATCTTAATGATAAAATTACTAAGGAAGAAATAAGGTTTAGGAAAAATGAAAAACAGTACAAAAAATAAATTTGTAATTTATACATTTACTCCAAATGATATTTTGGTAAATGCATCAGGTATTACATCTGTCTTAGGAGCAAGCAGATCAACAGAAAATGGAGATAATCTTTTTGATTACCTAAGTTTATCTGAAGATGACAGAATACTTATACAACAATTTATTAAAGAAGCTGTTACTGAAATAAATCTTAAATTACTGGCTTATTCATGTGATGTAATTATCATTAATAAAGATGATTTGGAAGAAATAGAAAGAATAAATTTCCAAACAATATTATCTCCTGACTCTTTTAATCAAATAGTAAATATACTTAATAATTATATACTGAATTTCATAACTTATTATTTAATATATAACTGGCTGCTTATTAAGAAACCGGATGAAGCGTCAGTTTATCTTGAAAAATCCATGTCATATATAAACAATATAACAGGGTTACTGAATAAAAGAAAAGGTATTGTAAAACGAAAATGCAGATGGTTTTAAATCTATGAATAGTTCGATATTCTTTCGTATAAAAGGAGAAAAATACGAAAGTACAGAGAAAAAACATAAAGAAATAATAAATCTATATCATTCTCTTGAAAAACAGGCCGGAGAATATGCTCCCTTTTTAGCTAAAGAATTCTACTATAATAAAATAAAAGAGATTACCGGTTATTGTTCCCGTTCAGTAAAACGAATTATGTCAGAATATATTAAATCTAAAAGTCATAAATAAGGGACTTTTAGTCCACTATAAAAGGACAGATAGTCTTTATATAGTGAATATTTTGCTAATTATCAGCAATATATATAGGTAAGTTTGTGTATCAAACAGTGTCGTTTGATACATAAACTTATTTTTTTATGGAAGCAGAAAAAGTAATTAAAGAAAAAGAAATCGTCCATGAAGACGAAAAGAAAGATTATGCATCTAAGGGATTGGCTGGTACAGCTTTGGGTATTGGCATTGGTGGTGCAGTTTTAGGGGCAGCAGCTCTTTGGGGTAGACGAGGAATCGGATCAAACAGTATGCCTGAGAATGTAAACATTAACACTGTTAGTGATGCTATTTCTGGACGTAACGGAAATGCACCTACAGCTTTCCAAGCATGGGAAAAAGGTTGTGAAGAAGCTCTGGCTTTGACGAACACAATCTGGGGATTAAAAGTAAATACCCAAGAACAGATGTATGCACATCGAGAAACAGACATAGCTGAAAAATTCCAGATTTGGAAATCTCAGGTTGACGCAGACTTTGGTCTGTACAAATCACAAGTAGATATGGGTTTTGGCCTGTATAAAAACCAACGAGACTTATACGATGCCCTTAACGAACGTTATTCCGCAAAATTTAACGAGCTTGACAAAAAAGTTTACGGTATGGAAATAGCAAATCTTTATCAAAACAAGATTATCCAGATGTCTATGGATGAAGTTAGAAAAGATGCTTTTTGCTATACTGACCGAAAGACCTGTCGTGCCATCTATGGTGTAGTAGGTTTACCGTCTACTCCTACTGTTACTGTTTTGGAAGGCGCAAACCCTTTTGGTTGCAATTGCGTACAAGCAACGCAGTCAACAACCCCAAGCGCATAAAAAAGGGGAAAAAGAAAAGTTAGTGGCAGCCCTTCGGGGCTTGCCTCTTTCTAATGTATCACCACTAACAAAATAATATTATGAATTTCGGAAATGACCCATTACTACAACAACGAAATTATACATTGCCAGAACTGGAAAAAGAGCAAGAAGCTTTACAACAGAAGATGGTAGAGTTAAAACGAAATTATCAAGGAACACAGCAATCATCATCTCCAACATGGGATGAGATTGAACGCATAACATCATCTTTATCCAATAAAGAGTTTGAGTATCTACAGAAAAATGAAGAATTTCAAGAAAGTAGTATGATAATACAACAGATTTTACAACGTGAATATATGCGTATCATGCGCCCTGTTGTTGAAAATACAAAAGATGGCAAAGATGCACTTGATAAACATCTTACATTGCTTAAACGAATACAAAAGTCTGCAAAAGAAGAAGCTGAAAAAAAAGATGCTTTAATAAACGAATATATTACTCAATATTCACATCTAACTTGGCAAGAATTTATTGATGCCAAGTCAGGTAAGCAGCCTAAACAAGCAAAAAAATGATAGCTATGGATATAAAACAGAAATCATTAGAGTTAAAACAAAAACTTATCGATTCATTATCTGTATGGGCTGATGATCGTATAACAGCCTTTGCCAATGGAAATCCCAAACTAAAAACAATATCTGTGTATTTAAAAAGGGGGGCAAATAATATCATAAAAAAGTATGATAATGAAATCGGTAAAATGATAGAAAACGCCATGATTTTCATTGCAGACGAAAATGGAAATTATAATCTCAACATCTTATTTGACGATATAATGTCTATGTTTAAGAATATGGAAGAAATCCCGGTTAATTTAGGCCTTATGACTATAACGATAGGTAAAGGAGCTATTAGGATACCTATACAAAAAAATGCTTTTACGAGCATTTTATTAGGGAAAGATATTGGAGCAATACGAATTACAGAAAGTGACTTTGTTGAACTTAAAAATATACTGACAAATGGATTATAAAGAAATAGTTAAAGATTATGCGGATTATGCTACTCCGGATAAGATAATGAATGCAATGTCTAAATTGGATGATGCAATGGACTTTGTAGCAGAAAATGATATGTCTCAATATCTTAAAACAATGAGAAAAGTCCATGAGGTTTTTATGGGAAATCATTACAACAAGGAGTTTGCAAAACACGATGTTTCTATGATGAAACATACAAGAACAGACGGATCAAAATTTATTGGAGAACATTGGAATATAGATCAAGTAAAGGAAATTATGAAATCTCAACCAGTTCCAAGTAGTTATAACTGTTGGGATGTATATGTTGCATTAAATGGCAACTGGCATGATAAAGATGCACTTTTTAAGAAATGGTTTCCTGAACCAGAAAAACATGAAAATAAAATTATTGAGGATGCAATATCATTCTATTTTAAAGATGAAGATGCTCCAGATGGGAAAATATGGATTTATCAATGTGCTATGCACAAGTAAAATAAAAGCCGGAGATACCGGCTTTTATCATTCATATAGCTAAAGTTCGTTTTACTTGTTCAAACATGACATCAATAGCAGATATTTCGGACTCTGTTCCTGACGATGCATAAGCCGCAAATATAAAATATGTATAAGGACGTATAGATCTGCCAAGTAATATGTCTCTTTGATTTTTAGCTATACCTTGAACTGAATTAACTAATTCGAACCTTTCTCCGTCAAAAGATCCGAAAATTGAGAAAGCTATTTTAGAACTGTTTGTTGAATTATATAAGCCTCGTAAAAAACTACGAATTATACGTTTATGTTGTATTCCTGTTAGTTTTACCGGACGACTGATAAATATCCATTGTTTTAAGTTCCCATTTTCATTATTTACCTTGAATATCTCATTATCATCATTTTGTAGATATAAATTCGGATATGATTCTATTATTCCTTTAAATTTAGCAGATCTTTTACTCCACTCTTTATTAGCTATACTGTAACAATAATAATAGTTTTTTGAAGTGTTTATAGCATAGATTTCTCCTTCGTTGTAATTATAAGCAAGTCTTGCAGTTCTGATGTAATCCGTAAATAACTCATCATTAAAAGATGATTGTAACCCAATGGTTGCAATGGCTTCGGCAAGATTTTGAATAAAATATACTGACGAATCATTTGATATATTGATTGTTTCACCATCTAAATCATCAGATAAAGATTTGACAGATGATCCACTAATTATATTCACTCCTTTTTCTGTTGTGAATATAACAGCATTATCAATAGGTGTAATACTATCTGAGTTATTACAAACATCTCTGCTTACCGGATTTGCTGTTGTATATGCCACTTCTCCTGTACCTACTTGTAAAGCCCATATCCCTTCAGTCGTAAACACATATAAAGGGAATTGTCCGAATTGTCCTTGTGATAATGCGGCCGTTACTGATGCCATACCTAAAATATCTCCACTTCCAACAGTATAAGTTTGCTCTGGAGGAAACACAAATGGATTATTTATAGATGATACTTTGATTTTACTAGACTCTTCAATTATTGGATTAATCTCTTCACCTATTGTTTCTTCAAATTCTTCGAAAGACTGATCTCCTGCCCAATCTTTTCCATATGGGAATTCAGCTCCATAATAATATGCAATATCTAAAAACGGATGTGGTTTAAGATAAAACGTTTTTACCCAAGTTTCATTATTAGAAGATCCACTACCATAATTCCCATTTATTCCTATTTGTATCTTATATGCATTGGGATTAGGGTATGATAAGTAAGGTGACGGATAAATTGGTGATGAGTTTAAATTAAAATCTTTTCTTATAACTATACTATCTTCTGCATTATTTGTTTTTATAAAAACCTTGATAAAATAGTGTTCCCAAATACTTGGGCCAACATCTTTGATTGAAAAATAACCATTATTTAGTTCTTGTAGAGTATATCCTTTAAATAAATTATTTTTTATATCTGAGAGATGTATTTTAGAATTATAGTTAAATATATGATTTGCCGATATTCCACCTCTTGATTGTTCATTTTCCAATTCTTTTTGAGATGTAAGATTAATAACATAATCTTTATTTGTTGGAATACTTTTTGACAAATCTGTAGGTGTTTCAAGTAAATCTTTTATATCAATAGATTCTATTAAATAAAAATTATGTGCTTGTTCTATTTTTTCTTTAAAATTGTATGAAGTAAATAATTGGTTGGTCACCACATTACTTGGATAATAATCTGTTCCATCATAAGTTGGTATTTCACAAGCAAAAATATCTAATGCAACGATAATATCTTTAAACAAACTTAATCCATCAATTGTGGATTTAAACGATAATTTATAATGTTGCATGTATATATATGTTTTGTCATTATTTGTATCTTCTTTATAAGTAAGGCCATACATTATAAATGGAATAGGATTAGATGTTAGGACGTAAGATCCGTCATATAGCCGGAATGAATATCGAACTAATAATGAATTATAAAATTCGCCATTTTCTTTTAAAGTATCTGCATACTTATTTATATCTCCAACAATTAAATTTTTATCTATGCTACGTAATCTTGAACCTTCATAAGTGAATGTACGAAAATTATCACCTAATGGTTGTTTTTTTATGCTGATTTTACAACTAATAGTTTCAAAAGGGGGAATAACTTTATACCCATTATTAAACAATATATTATAAAAATATTCATTTGTTATAAAAGAAAGTATATTCCCAGTTTGTGCGATACCTGAAAATTGAGGCATTTGAGTTATTACCTCATTTACAGGGTTCAACACATTATTTTCTTTTTTTGCTTCCCAATAAAGATTTCCGGTATTGCCATCATAGCTTATCCAGTTCTCATAATCTAAATTCTTGTGTATATAAACTATGGGATATTGAGATTGATATACCTTCTCAGCATCTTTGATGGGTTGTAATTTCCCATATTTGTTTCTTAAGTTTATTACATCAATCATTTCTCCATCTTCAGACAATTGAGAAGAAGAGTTTCTTACGATCCCTTTTAACGGTATTCTTTTTGATTCCATATTAATAGTATTTATATTTGTTTGTTAATACAGGTTGTGGAATACTTTGTTCCAAAGTTTCAATAGTGTACAATTTCACACAAGCCCATCCATATCTTTCATGAACAGTTCTATAAGTTATACTACCCGGAGTATAAAGCATTAACTCATTCAGGCAGTCGCTAATTATTCTTTCTAATTTTCGTTTCTCAGGCATTATACATCCTCCATTAATTTATCCAAAAGATATTCGGCCTTGAAAAGATCTTCCGGGTTATATATTTTGATTGTTATCCAAAAGAAAAGTATTTTCATTTGTACGGCATATTCGTATATTGGTTCTGAAAGGTGCTCATCTATTGACAAACACTGCCTTTTAATTATTCTGTACTTCATATTTTTGGGGAATAAAAAAAGCGGTAATGATACCGCTGGTTATAAATAAAATGGAATGTTACACATAATTTGTATATTTGTATTCAAAATCAGTTGGCTATGACAGAGTATGATAATGACGAATTATATTCATGTAAAGGGTTAAATCGGGTTGAATATATTAAAGAAATACGTGACAGGAATTCTAATATAATCATGCAAAAACAATATGAACTTACAAAACAACAATTGAACCATCTTGAAGTGCAGCAGCAAGAAATAATTAATGAGCGCAAATATCGTGAAGAAAGTATTAAAATATCAAAAAGGTCATTTATCATTTCAATTGTCGGCATCTGTATAGCATTTGCATCTTTAGTAGTTGCAATAATAGCTCTATCTAATTAATGACATGATTATTTATCTATCATATCTATTTATTTTTAATCAACAAGTTCAAGGCTTTTTGGGGAACTTTTTAAGTATTCTGTTTAAATAGGCAATTTCTTGTTTTAAGTCCTTTATTTCCTGCTGAAGAGATTTAACTGTTTCATTGTATCGTTCCCGTTCGAAGGTTGCAAAGTCTTTATCTCGGCAAATACATTGAGATATATCATAAGAAAGAACTACCGGCCAGCATTCCGGGATAAGAACCTTTTTATTATTTTCTGTGTATATATAGTGACATTTCATTTTTTAATCAACAAGTTCAAAATCATAAACAAAAACATACGGGTTGCTTTCCCATGTACCTTTACCAGATATTTTATCTATGAGGACGGCAAAGGCTTCAAGTGGAGTATCAAATCCCTCGTCTTTGTTCCCCTCAAAATCATAAAATATAAATGAATGAAAATCATCATCACACGAATCTTTATATATCCCTTCTTTCAAGCAACATTCATCGGATATATCCTGCAACCGTTCGATCTTGATGTTGGTAATGCGGATATGATGGGGCATGAGGTCAGCACGGACAAACATTTTATTTTTCCAACCGGGTGCGAATTTAGTTTTAGTATAAAATCCTATTCCGTCCCTATCATTAAGTGCAATTTCTGGATTCATCCCTAAACTTTCATAGCTTTGCGCAATGGCGACAACTTCTCCAGCCTTACATAGAGCGTACTTGCTATCCCGAATGTCTATAAAATCCCCATTATCATTCTCATATACCAATGTATCTTCTCTTTTATCCCATACTAAGGTGAAAAAACTTTTTGGTACAATTCTCCTCGTTTGAGTCTTTCTTCTTTTAAGTACGGTTCTTGTTAGCCCATACTCATCATTGAACATAATTTTCTTAGCCATTTATTTTAATTGTTTTAATATAGTATCATCGAAATATTCACAAGCTGGGTCATCGTGTTTTGCGCCATTATTCCCCAAACTACATTCACAAAAAGCATCGCAATTACCGCAAATATTATTGTTATTTTGGGATGATTTACTAATTTTTTCTTTCAGTTTTATAACTTTTATCGTTCCTAACCGGGCTACTTCCAATTGTTCTTCAAGATATAATTTCCGATATGTTTTATTAGTTATGAAACGATATGAATAAGCTCCCTCTAAATTTACCTTTACTCTATCTCTATGGCCATGTAGCTTTATTTTTAAATCTTCATCATAAGTTATTATCCCACTATAATTCCTATTTTTTTCTTCAAGTTTATCGTAAGCCTTTTTTAAAAGGCTTTCTGGAATACAATAATAGAAATACTTTATAAGACCCATGCTTTCGTGGGAATGTTTTTTATTAAAGTCCTCCAAAAAATCCGACCAACTTCGTTTAATCTCAATCTCTGTAAGATAACCTGATTTTGACAATACAAGCATATCGCATTCATGAAAAATCGGTAGTTTACAACTAACCCCATTTATATTAAAAACGACTATATTTTTTGTAAAATCGAAATGCCGACTTTTTGCCAATGCTATTTCAATTTCATATAAAGTTCTGTTTGTTTCCATTGTATTTATTTTAAATATTACTCAAAATATTCTTTGCACTTAAAACCTTTTCTTGGTGAAAAGTCTTTGAAATCACAGCTTAAATACAGTGATTTTTTGTTTGTCCAATGTGCCATATCTTTTTGCCATTGTGGGATTATTTGATGTAGCTTATTTATATCTCTGTATGGCTGACAATAAGGGATAAATCTACGATCTTTTATTTTCCAATGATTTACCCTTGAAAAAGATTCTTTTAAATCGATCAATATGCAGTATAAAAAATATTCTCCTTTATATCCGTATTTATCGATCAATTTGGCTGCTCTTTCCACTTCTAAAATTTGTTGTTGTGTGTCACACCCGAATCGAATGCTTTTTATCCATTTAACCTTTGCAAGTAACCGTGCTATATCATCCGTTACTAAACGAGCGTCTAATCCTTGATTGAAATCTACTTTTAACCCTAAATGAACAATTTTTTCTATCTGTTCAAGCCCATAATCGGATGCAAGAATATTATTGTCCATAAGGATAAGATTATTCCTGCCATTAATGGCTATTTCTTCTACATCCATGTAAGGCTTAATATTACCCTCTTTCTTTGGGACAATACACCATTTACATTTGTTAGGGCATCCACGAGTTAGAAATCCGTAAGCCGTCTTTTTATCTATCTGTGGATAAAGATCATAATCGGGTTGTAGCATATCTATTTCTTTCGGCAAAACTTTTTTTATATCATATCCTGTTCCCCCTTTCTCTATACAGTCAGCATTTGTTATATATTGGAGATAATCCTCTGTAAACGAAAATACCTTAGCCATATATAATTTGTCATAATAATCAAATGGATTATACCATTCTACTTTATCACCTTTATTTTTATGCCATGCACTTATTTTCATTAATGCAAGATTCGGATAATTGCTATCAACTGAAATTAACCCTATGTTCATTTGTTTACTTTTTATGTAACTTTTGGTATGCCTCTTTTACTTTTTGGTATAATAACTCTTGCTTAGGGGTAAATGGCATGAAGG